TCAACTCGTGGTATGGGTAGTCTCGAACAGAGAAACGGCGTTATGTATGTCAAGGATGACTTTATGTTAAACACTGTAGACATCGTACAGGATCCATCTGCACCTCAAGCTTTTGTTAATGGTATAATGGAAGGTGTAGAATGGGTATGGAATAACGGCGTTATCGAAGCTCGAGAAATTGAAAGAATAGAGACTGAAATTAAGAAAGCTCCTCGTGCGTACCTCTATGAGGTACAAGTACGTGAATTCAAGAATTTCCTCTCGTTAATGAAAAACCAATAGGAGAGTCATATGACTGATCAAGTAGAAGACCAGGACGTTGAACTCAATGATGACGAGAATGTTGTTGAAGCTCACGATCCTAAAAATGCTGAAGAAGACTCCATTGCATCTGTAGATAAAGCTGAAAATGCTGGTAAAACAGCAGCTAAGCGCAAAGGTGACAAGGCTGATGGCGAGAAATCCATCAAACCTGCTGCCACTAAAGCGACAGCTCCACAAGCAGAAGCATACGACTTCTCAGACGACCTAGATGCTTTGGTATCCGAAGAAGCTACACTGTCTGAAGCATTCAAAGGCAAAGCCGCAATCATCTTTGAAGCAGCAATGAAATCAAAGCTGTCAGAAGAAGTAGAGCGTCTTGAAGAAAATTATGCAACCCAACTTCAGGAAGAAGTAGACACATTCAAAGCCGATATGGTTGAGAAGGTCGACGGATATCTGAACTACGTAGTTGAAAATTGGATGAAAGAAAACGAAGTTGCAATTCAGAACGGCATCCGTACTGAAATCGCAGAAGAGTTTATGGACAAAATGCAGGCACTGTTTACAGAGTCTTACATCACTGTTCCTGATTCCAAAGTAGACCTAGTTGACGATTTGTCTGAAAAGAACGATGCTTTAGAAGCAGAGCTCAACAGCCAAACCGAAGACATGATCTCTATGAAAGAACAACTAGAATCTTTCCAACGTTTCGAAATCATTCGTGAAGCAGCCCAAGGTTTGGCTGATACACAGGTTGAGAAATTGGTTAAGCTTTCAGAAGATGTAGACTTTGTTGACGAAGAAACCTTCGCTGGTAAAGTTGCTACTATCAAAGAAGCTTACTTCAAGAAAGAAGCATCAACAGTTGATTCTGTCATTGAGCAAACTGATGTAGAAGCTGATCCAGAACTAACAGAAGAAGTTAGTGGACACATGGCTCAGTACCTTACAGCACTTAGAAAAACACAATATTAATTAAAATTTAGGAGATCCAGTAATGGAAACTTACGACAATCTTACCCAGAAATGGGCTCCAGTACTGAACGAAGGTACTGAAATTAAGGACGCTCACAAGCGTGCGGTAACAGCTGTTGTTCTTGAAAACCAAGAAAAAGAGTTCGCATCTCAGTCCGGTCAAGCAGCAATGCTTAACGAAGCTGGACCAGGTAACGCAGTATCTTCTGCAGCTAACTGGAACCCAGTTCTAATCTCACTTGTACGACGTGCAATGCCTAACATGATGGCTTACGACGTGTGTGGTGTTCAGCCAATGACAGGTCCAACAGGCTTGATCTTTGCAATGAAATCACGTTACGGTGCAGGTGCAACATCCTCAACTGAAGCGCTTTACAACGAAGCTCTTACAGGTCACGCAGGTGACTCAGCTGTAACTGAAAACAGCAATCCTTCAGGTCTTAGCGGAATTGATCCAGCTGCAGGTAACGTAGCGGGTGACTCTTCACTTGACTCCGAACGTGTAACTGGTGGTACTGCTGGCGGTATGTCAACAGCAAACGCTGAAGGTTTGGGTTCTTCTGGTCAAGGTCCATCATCTACTTTCAATGAAATGGGTTTCACCATTGAAAAAGCAACTGTGACAGCTAAGTCACGTGCGCTGAAAGCAGAATACTCCTTGGAGCTTGCACAAGATCTGAAAGCTATCCACGGTCTGGACGCTGAAACAGAATTGGCTAACATCCTCTCAACAGAAATCTTGGCAGAAATCAACCGCGAAGTTATTCGTACAATTAACAGCCAAGCTAAAACTGGTGCATTGACTGCTAACACAGCTATCAATGGTATCTTTGACCTTAGCACAGATGCAGACGGTCGTTGGAGCGTAGAGAAGATCAAAGGTCTTATTCTTCAGCTAGAGCGTGAGTCTAACGTAATTGCAAAAGAAACACGTAGAGGAAAAGGTAACTTTGCTATCGTATCTTCCGACGTAGCTTCTGCTCTTGCAGCTTCAGGTATGCTTGATTATAGCCCAGCTATGAGCACAAACTTGAACGTTGACGACACAGGCAACACATTCGCTGGTGTACTTAACGGTCGTATGCGGATCTACATCGATCCTTATGCAACTGCAGACTACATGAACGTAGGCTATAAAGGTACTAACCCATACGATGCTGGTGTATTCTACTGTCCATACGTACCACTCACAATGGTTCGTGCTGTTGCAGAAGACACATTCCAGCCAAAAATCGGTTTCAAGACACGCTACGGCATGGCTTCTAACCCATTCGTTGGATCAACACCTGCTGACGGTCTTGCAGCTGTTAAGACTAACCAGTACTA